TTAGAGCTGCAAAAATCTCCTTGAAGATGTTGTTTGTGGAAGTACACGAGGTAGAGGTATGACTCCAGAATCATTAAAAACATGCCCACTCCATGAAACCCCCTCCGGAATGTGGACCTCCGGAATGCAGCGGGAATGTCTACATGCTCGGGGCTCTGCGAAATGCATAGAAATATCATGCCCTCGATTCGGCACGGCTTCAGCACTCCTGGTATGTTGTAAGGACTGCACAGATAGATATGCAGGCGATTGTCACGGGTGTTTGGTGGGGACCCATCAATGCGAAGCCCCTGTGGAGGACTGTCTACGCGAGGATAAAAAATGATCCTGAATACCTGCCGGGAATGCGGTAGAGTGTTTGATTCTAATACCCGGAGAGATTTCTGCAATTCATTTTGTCGGAAAAAACATTCTACGAAAAAACAGAATCAAAAGAAACAGATACCGACAAGAGCAACGGTACTTTCTTTTTTTGAGGAGGTAATACTATGATTTCACGTTTACATATCACGGTTTCCTTTGACAAGTCAGTTAGTCACTACCTTACTAAGTATCTTGAAATTGACAGCCAGCTTGCGGAAGAAATGAAAATTCGACCAGGGACACATAAGGCAGGGGTTTTGTGGGAGACTCCGGAGGCTTTGAAGGTGAATTATCGAGGGGCTGCTGTTTGGTTGGATAAAAGTAAGATTAAGGTTGTAAGTGTTGAGGAGAAGGGACTTTTTGATTTTTAAGGATGTAGAGTGGATCACTCAAACAATAAGTTTATATACTTATATGTAATACATATATGTATATCATTTGTGTAATGCGTTTATGCGAATGGTAATTTAGTGAGATGTGAGTGTTTGATATGAAAATTACAAAGTTGAAATGTGTAAGATGTGGAAAAGAATGGATACCCCGCACTGAGGACAAGCCGAAGACATGCCCAAAGTGTAGGAGCCCTTATTGGGACACCCCAAAGAAATAAAAATAAATTGAATTCCCCGAGGTATCAAAAATGATAGCTATTATGAGTAATAATTATTCAAGAGGTTGGTTATATGCCAACCGATAAGGATAGTTTCACAGTAGAAGCAAAATCCAGTCTCCATAAAGATATTTTGGCTGCACGAAAGGCCGGTAGGAGATATGGGGGAAAGTTATACTCTTGTACTTTAGCTTTTGAACTCGGGGCTAAGATATTATTGGGATGTGAAGAGCCAGAAGAAGAAGCGATCAGACAAGAGATCGAAGAATGTAGAGTGCAAAAAGCCGCAATAGATCAAAAGGAAAAGATGAGACTTGAACAATTAAGAATGATGGAAGCGAGTAAAGCTGCAAAATTATCAGACGCTGCTGAACAAAATAACAATGTTCAAAAATTAGCTCAGAGGATTATTGATGTATGGGACAGCATTGTAATTTATAAAAAATATACAATGATAAGCAGTCTAGTTGAGATCGACAAAACCAGACTTACAAGGCCGAGACTTGAAGCCATTTTCCCAAAAAATATTCAGCAAAAGCCTTCAATTGATGAAGCTGTGAAAATGGCAATTGTCCTTTTAGAAGGTGAAGGAATTGGGGCGTGATATATGGGCACTTGGGAACACTGGGATAAATATACCAGATATGCGGAGTATCACTGAATTTTTAGATACTTATTGCATAGAGGAAATAAACGAGCTTGCTATTGAATATCCCGAAAAACACAGTATGTATATAAAACATAAGGATGTTTGGATATATAGTGAGGGGCTTTGTAAAGCGTTTGAAGAACATTTTTCAAAAATCGAACCTATAATTCGGCAGGCTTTGGCCGATACAAAGGCTTTAAAATGTCGCACAGATAACATAGAGTTGTTGGAGAATGTGAGAATCCGGGTATCCTGTGTTATGCCTTCTCTAAAACAGACAATACGGAACCTGGGAACTAAAGACATTGGTAAATTGGTTTGTGTTGATGGATATGCAAGATTAGTATCTGACACTGAGCCGAGAAGTAAAGTTTCTTATTTTGAATGTTTGAGATGCGGGCATATCACTGAAATACATCATAATGGTGACAAGTTCATAGAGCCTTCATATTGCGAAGATGAAACATGTGGTAAGAAAGGCCCATTCTCTGAGATTGAATCCCCGGAAGGGTATGTAGATTCACAGAGGATGCAGATTCAGGAGCTTCCTGATTTCACAACTGGGACGAAGACACAGGATATTATTGTAGAATGCGAAGACGACCTTACAAATATAGTGAGGCCTGGGGACCGCATAACTGTAATCGGGATTTTAAAATTAAAACCCAAATTTGCAAATGGGGCCCGTAAAACAATTAACGAGAAGACTATTTTTGCTCTTTCTATTGAAAAACAGGATTTGGGGTTTGAGGATTATATTTTATCTCAGGATGATGAGGATAAAATAATAGAACTTTCGCAAGATCCAGACATTGAAACAAAAATAATCGAAAGTATAGCACCGTCGATTTATGGAAATGAAGACATTAAAGAAGCGATTGCCCTTCAGTTAATGGGTGGGGTAAAAAAGATATTGCCTGACGGAACTGTCCAGAGAGGGGACCTAAACATAGGATTAATTGGGGACCCAGGCGGAGCAAAAACACGATTTTTAAGAAGGGCAGTCCAGATTTCCCCCAGGGGAGTATATGCAAGTGGGCGGTCAACAAGTGCTGCAGGGCTTACAGCAGCAGCAGTAAAAGACCCACTGAACGATGGAAGCTGGATTCTTGAAGGCGGGGCGGCGGTTATGGCATCGGGGGGAATACTTGCCATAGATGAAATAGGACAGGCCAAAGAAGAGGATAAAAGCGCACTCCATGAAGTGATGGAGAACGGCACAATAAGCGTTGCAAAGGCCGGGAATGTTACCACTCTGAAAGCCGAGTGTGGAATTATCATGGCAGGGAATCCAATTAATGGATATTTCGATAGATATTCAGATTTCGCTAAACAGATGGGGATCCCTCCGGCTCTGTGGTCCAGGCTTGGATTAGTATTTATCATGCTTGATGAGCCAGAGGAAAAAAGAGATACTGCGATAGCAAACCACATTTTGAACAGTCACAGGATAGGAGGGATGATTCAGAACAAAGACCGCGCCAAGAATCCAACGTTTTCAGAAAGTGACGTTCAGGAAGCTGTTAACGAAATCGAAGCCCCGATTCCGGAATTATTCTTGAGAAAATACATTGCCTACGCAAGAATAAACATTTATCCAGTTGCTTCAAAACCAGTGTTAGAGGAAATCACTGGATTTTATAATGACGTTAGAAGGTTGAAACTTGATAAACCCGATAGTCCAGTCCCTATTACTCCCAGGACCATCGAGGATCTGTATAGACTCTCGGAGGCACATGCTAGGATGAGACTTTCCAACGAGATAACTTCACGGGATGTAAAGGCGGCCAAGCGGTTAATAATAGTCTCATTGAAGCAGGTAGGAATGGATGAACATGGGAGGCTAGACGCTAACGTGCTGTATGGTGGGAGATCTAAAAGTTTGCAGGATAAAACAACATGGGTATTTGAAGCAATTCGGATAGAACGTTTTGAGGGCCCTATATTAGAACGGATGAAAGTTAAACACGGGGTAGAAGAAGGCGACGTAAAGGCGATACTTAAAGAGCTCTCAAAGAAGGGAAAAATATTCCGTGACGCGGATGAGTATAAAACTGTATAGTCGTAAAATAAAACTATACACTAAAAAAATAACAAAACTGTATAGTTTTACAAAATATAAACTGTACAGTTATCCATAAAACTGTATAGTTTTTTGCTGCAAATCCCTTAAAACTGTACAGTTATCCATAAAACTGTATAGTTATAATATATTAAAGACGTTGGTACTGTCAAAACGAAATACATAGATTTTGCTTTAATGGAAGTGTTCCTATGCTACTAGAAAACAAATTTTGTTTATATATCATCAAAAGGTTGGTTTCTACTGCACGAATGTATAGTAGTATAGAAGTCAAAACTATACAGTACTACTACTGTACAGTTATTCTTAATAATAATACTAATAATCATTTTTTCTGAATATTGTATATAAAGATTATCTAACATTACAAAAACAACATGATAAAATAATTATAAAATAGACATTTACGAGGCAATCATGAGAACCCAACCACCCACCAAAAAAAAATCAAACTTCCTCCACAGATCAAGAAATCAAACAGGTACTCTCATTATGTGCTGTAATGCGGCGGGATCTGTTGAGGGAGATATTCATAATAGTCCTGATCTAAGGAGCGATTAAATGTCCTGGTATTACAAATATCTTCCGTGGTTCCTTTTAGAACGTAAACTTAATAAAATAGATCCATTTTACTCTGATAAAATAACCATCGGGAAAGAAGATCATGATATAATTCTTCTTGAAATCTCCGATGGAATATGGATCGGAACAAATCATTCAGATTATTGGGAAACGCAGAAAAAACAATCTGAAAAGATGATTAAAGAATATACCAGAAAATTGGAGGAAGCAAATGGCCATCTTCAAGAAGTTTGCAAAGATCTTTCCGTTCTTTGTGCTCAAGAGACTCAATGAATGTGCTCCTCGTGGTGCTGTGCTCCTCACTTTCATGAATAAAAGAATAGGCGGAGATGATTGGGACGATGAACCAGAACACCCAACTGCCGAAGTTGATATTTTTAATTTTTTTGATGGGTTCTATATGTTCAGTGATGAACGATCCAACCTTGAAAAACGAAGAGCACGTTTGAAAAAAGAGCTTGAAAAAGTAGAGGGGAAAATTAAACTATGACTCTTTACAAAGACACATTCCCCCCTAAATCCTCCTATAACATGGAAGACCGGCCAAAACATGAATCCCCCTGTATGGATCAGTATTGGAGAGCACAACCGATTAGACCAGGGAAGCAGAGGGAAGAGATTGATACTGATTTAAAAGTAGACGAGTGATAAAATATGAAAAAATCACCAATTTTAGCTTTAATTTTGTCTATCGTTCCCGGGCTCGGGCACATCTACGCAATGGGTGCAGCAGGCATCCCGAGAGCACTTGTGTTCATGGGTGCACTCGGTATATCACTCTGGTTCTGTCTGATACTCATAGGCTTTCTCATGGTCCCTATAGTGTGGATATGGTGTGCGGTTGATGCTATGGGTATGGCGGTGTTGGCAAATGAGGCAAAAATTAAGGATAGTGTTTTTGGAGTGTGAATAAATGTTCCTTGATGAATTTTACGAAGAAGAAGATACCCTTCCAGATGATTAGAGAGACATATATGAAGCCAGCCACATACACAGTCATAGGTTGTAATCTAATGTTCAACGCAACAGAAGATACCTTCCTGGAGTGCTCGAAGTGTTCTCTTTAGAGGACTGATACAGAGTGTATTGATAATATTGCAGTTGGTGAGCGACATTATATTTATCAGAAAAGAGGTTGAATGTTAGAATTCCTGATAATCCTCCCTAATTTATATGCAGCCTATACACTGAGTGAGAATAACGCATATAAAACGAATTTAATTTACTCTTTTGGATATCTTCCTTTTATCTGGTATAATTTTCATATTGGGGAAAGTTTTCAGACTATTTACTTTTCTATTAATTGGGTATTGGCTGCGAAGGGTGTTTATCAGGTTGTTAAGGGACGAAATAAATTTTCATTTATAAAGCATCAATGAAATTCTATACCTAGACATAACTCGACAATCCAGACAGGACTATACAATGTCAGCCGTTAACAGAATTTCTAAGTATAACCTTGAAGAAAAGGCAAGAACACTCAATGAAAGCGGGGTATCATTACGCGACATTGCCGACACACTCACGACAGAATCCGGTCATCGAATAAGTAAGGATTCTGTATTTTCTTTTCTTAAAAATGATATCAAGTTCACGGCTGAAATAATTGAACATAAAACCGCACTAAAGGCTGCAGTCGCAGAGGCTGAAGTATCAACTATCCAGGGCAGACTAAATATTATTGAAAAACTCAACTCTATTTTTGAAACGGCTGCAGAGGATGAAGATACCCTCAACACTCAGGATATATGCGCGCTCTCTAAGGAACTAAGGGAACATTATGATAGTCTTGATAAAAGGCTTGGTAAATTAACTGGTGCTGGTGTGACAATTAATAATATCAATGCCCTGAAGCTCTCAGACATCCCCACCGAACAACTCTTGAGGATGGTTAATGTTACAGATAGATGAACAATTCTCAAGAAAGGAAATCTTGCATGAGCTCCTAAGAAGAAAGCAGGCAACAGAATCTTTAATAAATTTTACAACCTTCACAAAGCCAGATTATAACGTAAACTGGCATCACAAGTTAATATGTGACGAAATCGACGAACTTCTTAATAGAGAATATGAATTATTAATCGTTTCTACTCCTCCTAGATTCGGAAAAAGTGAAATAGTTTCCAGAAGATTGCCAGCTTATAAATTGGGAAAAGATCCGGATTCTAGTATAATAGCCTGTTCTTATAGTGCAGATCTTTCAAGTCGAATGAATAGAGATGTACAACGTGTGATAGATGACCCGCTTTACTCCCTTGTTTTTCCTGATACATACCTGAACTCTTCTAATGTTCGTACAACTGCACAGGGAAGTTATTTACGCAATTCTGATATTTTTGAAATTGTTAACCATAAAGGTATCTATCGCTCTTGTGGAGTAGGGGGGGGAATTACCGGAATGGGATTTTCCGGCATAGGAATTATTGACGACCCAACGAAAAATAGAGAGGACGCAGAAAGTAAAACAATACGTGACAAAACATGGGAATGGTACACCGACGTATTCTTAACTAGGAGGGAAGATAACGCACCTATTCTTATTACTGCTACAAGATGGCACGAAAATGATTTGATTGGAAAAGTTATAGACCTGTCTGAAAACGAGTTGGGAACTGATAAATGTAAAATAATTACCCTCCCTGCGCTGTCAGAAGATGATATTCCAGAATATGACCAACGAACCGAACCGAATAAATCATTATGGGTTAATAAGTTTCCTGAAGTCATTATTAATAAAATTAAAGCAACAGTTCCGGTTTATACATGGCTCTCCCTCTATCAACAACGCCCGAGCGCGATCTCAGGGAACCTCGTAAAAAAAGAACAGTTTAAATATTGCACACTTCAAAACGGAATCTTAACCCTTGAAGAGCCCAAAAAGTTTACTCTCCAGCAATGTCGTATTTTCCAAACTTGTGACCCGGCTGCATCTACGAAATCAAGTGCTGATTATTTTGCGCTTGGTACGTGGGCAGTAACTCCACAAAACGACCTCTGTTTAATTGATCTTTTGAAAATTCGATTAGAAACACCTGATCAAGTGCCTTTGTTTAAACAACAGTTTCTAAAATGGAACCCTGTTATACAGTGTGTAGAATCCAGAGGGCTAGGCATCTCACTTTATCAGACTCTCATCCGTGAAGGGTTGCCCGTTATGGAACTCAAAGCGGATACAGATAAGGTAACTCGATTTATTCCAGCAGCTACCAGGATAACAACAGGAACAGTTTATTTTTTGAGCACACTTCCTGAACTCCACGACTTCGAGGAGGAGCTTTTAAGCTTTCCTAATGGAGCACATGACGATTGTGTAGATATTTTATCTTACGCTGTTTCTATGTTAGT